ACCATAGTTCAAAATTCCGTCCATATACCTATGCGCGGCATCGCCAAGAGTAGTAATTTCGATAGCCTCGGCTTCGCCGCCCAGATCCGGAATCTCCTATAAGTCAGCCAGCTCAACGAATTGAGAAGCGGCACCATTCTTATATGAAAGTTTTATACCTTTAGAAAGAACACCAGCCATTTTTTATCCTCCTATCTTAGAAATCTTCGAGTGCTAAACACTCATAAGTCATTATTTTTTGTATCATAGAACTGTTGTTGTCATACATCTCATTACAGCCGACGCGGGAAAAACCAAGCGGCCGCAGTTTCTTATCTATGAGCAACGCGTATTTTTGTAAGTCGCTTATTTGCGTCCCCCACACTTTGATTTGATACTGTAAGCGGCTATAACCCAAAGTATCGCCCGCCTGTGTGGAGACATTAGATAATTCCATATATGAAATACAGGGCGTTGAAAGCCCGCTGTATAAAGTCATTTCATAATGGACTGGAATACCAATCTCCTTCAAGGACGCAAGCAATTTTGCGTGATAATCAATCACTTAGTATTCCCTCCCCAAGCGCGGAAACAATTTCATTTCTGTTCTCATTCAGTGCTGGACGCATATATGGCTGCGGCCTTTGTCCGTTTGTGAAATGGAAATCGCCTTTATCATCGGCATAAGTCCAACCACCTTTGCGGCCATTGCCGCCTTCAGCAAATAAGCCTGTTCCATATTCCACATAGGGGGCATATTCAAGCGGGGTAGAAATAACGCCGATGATATCGGTTCCGGTTTCCTCAACCGCGCTTGTTATGCTGCGGCGTAATGCGCCACTTGATTTAGGGGCTTTCTCTTTTACGGCGCGCTCCACAATGGCGCAGGCTTGTCCCATTCCCGCCTTGACGGTTGAAAGACGGCCTATTTTAGTAAAGCGGGCTATCAGTTCCTCAGCCCCCTGAACCTCCATTCCAGCCATTAGGCACACCTCGCCATATATACCTGCTTGAACCGCCCCTGCACCACATAGAGAACTTTCAATTTTTCATTGCCGTAGATAATAACGCATTTATCGTCAATGACGTCCTGCGTTATTCCTATGTATTGGGCGTCTTTATAGAGAACGTTGTCTGTGATTTGCTCATTCAGAACGCTGATAGCCATTTTTACAGAACCGCCGTCAGTTAGTGCGGGCTGTCCATAGGCATCTTCAGAACTATATTTCTTATAGGTGTAATCGCGCATCATTTGCCGCATATCACATCACCTTTATACGTCTCTTTGCGTTCATCGTCGCCAAAATATCGGCGGGATATCCGTCAATATAGCTTTCGCTCACGCCGCCCAAGCCCAAGCCGACAAGCCCTTCTGTTCCTATGCGGTTCAGTTTTATAACGGCTATTCTCTCGGCTATAAGCTCAAGTGAGCTATCCAAATCTCTGCGGCAATAGTCCTCTACCTCGGCAATCGCCATCTTCAGCGCAAGCCCAATTTGCGCGTCAGTGTAGTTCCCCGCGGCGTCGCCCAGCATTACTTTGATTTCATCAATCATTTATAAGCCCTCCTTTTTTCGTGGTGGTGGGGATTTCTCCCCACCAGCCAAGCGGAAATCAGGCAGAAGCCTCGGTAATCTTGCAAGCCTTAGTTGCGTCAGTAAGAGCGCAAATATAGCAACCGCGCAGATAGATGGAGTTCTTGCGGGTATCGGCGTCGCGCTCCTGCTCAACCTCTACATCCTTTTTGAGGAAGAGAGTAATGGCTTCCTTAGTCATCACATAAGCCTTATCAGTAAGCGCCTTAGTAGCGACAACAGGAATACCGCAGATAGTGCCGACTTGGCCGTTATAAACGACTTCACCCTGACGTGCGGAAACATAGTCAGCATCCTTGCGAAGTGCGGCCTTCCACTTATTCGGGATAACGACGAAAATCTTGCTCTCGTCCTCAATGTTCAATTCGCTAATACCATCAACGATAACGTCATAAGAGAGAGAAGAACCCTTCGCAAAAGTAATGCCGCTAACAAGCTCCGCATTACCGGCGGCGTTCTTAGTAGCAAGAGCGGCGTAGAAATCGGTAGTCATTTTGTTGGACATAACAGAAGTTGCGCCCTTGACGCCCATATCGACAATGACGTTGTCCTTCATAAAGTCCTCGTCAGTATAGTCAAACGCTTGCTGAACCATCTTGACGGTATAGTCTTTTCCGACGTGAGCAACAGAACCGCGAGTAGTATTACCAGCACCTGCGGCGACTTCCTCAGCGGAACCGGAATAGGTGTAAGTATTGATAGTCTTTATCATACCAGCGTTTTCTGCGAGGCTGTCGTCAACAGTCATCATAGAACGCGCATTGATAGCGGTGGTAAGAATATCCTTTGCTTTTGCTTCAATTACTCTATTGTTATAAACGGTGTTTGGCATAATTTATAATCCTCCTAATCAACCAAAAAATTTCTTGAATAATGCCGGATTATCTTTTTCCAGCCTACTCAATTCAGCCATATTCATCTTCTTGGCTGTTTCCTTTGTTATCTCTGCGGGATTAGTATCGTTTCCTTTAGGCGTCCTTCCCGCGAGACGTTTTTCAACCTCCGCTTTTACAGAGGCTTTGAACAGTCTATCCAGCGCGTCAATGTTCGCCTGTGCCTGTTCTATATCCTCGCCGACATTGATAATGTCAGCAAATTCAGCGCTCAACCCTCGGCTTGAAAGAACACTTTTCAGCTCACTGCGGTTTTTCTCAATTTGGAAACTCGCAAGCTGTTCTTGTAATTCCTCAATTCGCATTTGCGCTTCTTTCTCCTTTCTCTGTTGCTCATCAAGAGACGACAAAGAAAGTTTCTTTTCATAGTCCTTCTTTTGTTTGGCGAGAGCCTGATTTACGCGTCTATCGGCCTCAGCCTGTAAGAGCTTTTGAACCTCTTCCGCCGTATAGGTTTTTGCGGCGGGATTGTTTTCTTGCTCCTCATCGGGATTTTCATTAGTGATATCGATATCTGTATTTTCAGCCATAATAAAATCTCTCCTTTATTGATTTGTGCGCGAAGCACACCCCAATTTTTATTTGCGGTTATTTGTTTATTGCCTAAACCCCCAAAACGGCAATTTGAATATAAAAAAGCCATAGCAAGACTTTTTCGTCTTACTATGGCCGATTTATTAGGTTTTAGTGCACTTTCTTTCCTTGCGAATATGCTACCTTTGCTTCGTTTAGGCTCATACGGTTCGCCCCACCACTATAATCAGGGTGAGCACTTTGATATGTGTCATTCTCCCAGCCGCATATTTCGCATACGCCATAAAAATCAACTATGCTTTTCCCACAGCAAGGACATATTTCTGGCGAAAAGAATTTATTTTTGTCCGAGTTCACTTGCTTTTATAACCTCCCAATAGACTTTTCCATTTATGGGTTTGAATCGGGTAATAATAACTCCTTCTTTTCCTATAACAAAATCATTATTTACAATATCATATCTGTAAATCGCGTCAGCATTATTCTCAAAACCATCAATATTCCCACCAATAGGTTTTGATAGAAGAACCCTCGCGCCTCTAACATACTCATCAAATGAGATATTATTATACTCTTTCAGGTGCTTTTTATGATTATTTTCGGCTTTTTTGTCCATAAAGCGCCCATTCGCCCACTCAGGAGCTATTCTATCACTTGAACTGCTAGAAGGCAACCCATCTTTTTTAGTGAAAGCCTGTTCGTTCTCAATAGCGGCGTTTGGTTGCTCCACAACCGGCACAACACAGCATCGGCAGCGAGGGTGCGCCGGAATCGGTAAAGCATCATCAACCCCATACCGTTTTCCGTCCAACTGGCTACATATTGGACAGGTTCTATTGTCGGTATCGGCGTAAATTTCAACTTCCCTAATTCCGTAATCCTTATAGCGCTGCCGCGCCGCTTGTGTTTGTATATGTGCTATCTCAGTCCTGATGATGGTGTCAGCCCTGTTATAACTAACGTTGAATTCCTCTTGGAGGAACTTGTTCAACTGTGTTGTCTTTTTGCCGGTGATAACACAGTCAATCAATCTGTCATTGAGTGATTGCTGAAGCCGTTCAGTATCGTTCCAAACGCGTTGGCTCCAGCTCTTACCGTCCGCGCACCAGATTTGACTAATCATCTGTTTTACGTTCTCTTTGCTCATTTGAGAGAACTGTTTTTGCGACGGTAAAGCCAATGAATTATAAACACTCTGAAATGTCTTTTCAAACTGTTCAGCAAGTAGAACCGTTTCTTTATCGCCCATCTTTTGAAGCTCGGCTCGTAATTGCCCTTGAAGCTGCCAATACTTATCTAGCTTATATAAGTCCGCAACCGTGGGCGGCTTACCGTCCTTGGCTGTGTTTAGCAGTTTGTCATATGTAGCTTCAAACTCGGCTATTATGCGGCGCATCGCCTTTGAGTAATACGCCTGTATCTGTTTTTGAGTTTCCTCTATTGTTTTAGTGGCCTGTTCGTCTTGCGCATCCCGCATACGCTCCTGCCAATATTTTGTCGTTATCATCTCTCTTTCACCAATAATAAGTAGAGACAGTCTTATTCATCTACATTGTTAGCAGGCTCAAAATCGTAAATTTTTATTTTTTCGTTTCGCTCCTGTTCAAGCGCCTCTATTTCCGCATCAACATCATTGACTTGCGGTATCATCGAAAGCAATGTCTTGTTAGATACGACGCCTTGTAAAGCCTGAACCAGATTTACAACGTCGGTGTTATCGCTCGGAATATTGCGGGTAAATGTGATTTGAATATCGCGGAAAACGTCCTCACCAAGCGTCAGAGAGGCAACGCCCGCGATAAGCTCAACGCGGCGCTGAAGTGCCTTTTTCATATTGCTCTCTATTGCGGACGCCTTCGTCTCGCAGCCGGTAAGCCTGTATCT